CTAGATCGGGTCAAAAAACGTGCCGCTATTGTACATGGTAGTAAGTTCGGTAGTGGTTAACTCGCGATTCCAGACGTAGACGTGTCCGACGTACATTGTCGCTCCTACGCCTCCAGTTGCATCGGCACCAACCACAAAGGCCGAGGTAGTCGGAGGATTTAGTAGAGTGGTCACGGAACTTGCGGCTAAAGCCTTCGTCCCGTTATTTACCGATATCCAAGCTTTCCCGGTGGCAACGTCGTAGCCCGCTGCGATGAAATACCATGTGTTAATAGAAAGTGCCGTGGTATTATTGGCCTGATAGTTAGCTAAAGATGGCGTGGTAGATTTTGCACCGACTAGCTCGTAAGTGTTAGATCCGGACCCTATAGTTGTCTGATCCTCGTAAACTTCAGCCCCGCCACTGCTGCTCCCCTTCGCAGCCATTACACTAAAGCCGGATAGATCCGTAGGGTATACCCAACCCGTGATCGTATAGCCATTCACGCTTGGAGAAAATACGTCGGACGACATAGCCACCGATAAGTAGTTGGTCGCCGGGACATCATTAAATACAGCAACATTACCTGTCTGGCCGGGGGCCGCAGCAGAATTAACTGTTCCCGTGACTCCCAGGTTATTACCCTGATTAGTCGCATCGGCCCGTGTCACTGAGCCGCTTTCGGTCATGTGCCACCCGGCGATCAGGCCGTTCAGCAGGGTGGGGGAATCCGCTACCGTGTCCGTGTAAATCCCGGTTTTGTTGTTCGTAATGGTCCCGCTGCCGGATTGGAACAAGGCCGTTGCCAGCGAAGATACAACGGCGTTCGTGATCACATTCCCTGCGGCCTGCACGATGGTAGCGTTTCCGCCAGCATAGACGTGGCGCGTATTACTGATATCGAGCGTGTTGATGATGCAGCCGTTCTGGTTCAGTACCGTGTTGATGTACTGGGCGTAGAAATCGACGAATTTTAAAGTTTCAATCGTCCCGCCAGTGCAGCTCAGGAACGGCTGCGTCGATTGAGTGGTGGTGCCTGCTGCGTCCTGCGTGCCCGAGATGGTTTCATTACCCACCCAGGAGCCGGTAGCGTTTTGAATTACGGGTGCGGCTAACGCGGTTCCGGCTTTAGACGTTACATGGATCGCTAAGCGTGAGATCTTCGCCCATTCGTTGACTAACAATGAAGGGAAAGTGGCTCCGGTATTGTATTGCGCGTCCACGGAAAAATCGATGGACATATCCTTAGCGGTCGCTCCCAAGGTTATATTCGCTCCTGCGTACATGCTGGTTTGATCGGTGTTCGTGCGGATATCCTCGAGCTTGATCCGTCCGAAATTGCCGGTACCTTGAGGCCCCCAACCGCACGGGGAGAAAAAGTCAATGAGTAAAACCCTGCCGATATTGTTGCCCTTCGTATTGCGGATCGTTACGTTGTCAATCAGGGACTGCCAGCTTAGCAGCCGCACATCGTCATAGCCATTGAGGTCGGTAATGCCGTCGATCAGCACATCGGTAATTGTCCCGGATTTCACCGTAGTCGATAGCGCGTTATTACCAAAGCTTCCTACGTTGTTGAATGGGCCGGAGGGACCAGAAATGGCCTGGCACGCCGCAAGATGCCAATCGTCCGCATTGAGAGCTACTAAGTCATCCTGATAATTCAAGCCGGATGTCCGCAGGATCTTGAGGTTAGTGTCAGGCCCTTGGATCTGTATACAGGCCGTCCCGGTGAATGATCCAACCGACGGAATCGAACAGTTGGTATCGGCCACCGTGCCGTTAGTGATGTTGGCGAGATTGATGCCGAGGCCGGGGACGTCGATCAGCCGGTTATTCGAGAAGTAGACGTTGGATGCGCCGACGATACGGGCTATAGCCAACGTGATGCTATTGGAGTTCTGGTAGTCGTACGTTCCACCATGGCCTGTGGCGATGTTTCCGTTGAAAGAGCAATTGCTGAAAACGATGTTTGTATCGGTCGTTGCGCCGGTCCCTACCGGATGAGCATTCGCGAAGGGTGGGAGTTGCCCGGCGTTCGCTGAGCCGAGCCAGGAGAAGCCGCCGCCGTTGATGCACTCAACCGTGGTGTTTGAATAAACGAGGATTTGCGCGCCCGAGGTCGTATCGAGGGCCGAGACTCCGTCCTGGATGACTCGCAAGGGTGCGCCGGAACTCGAATTCGAGGCAAACGCGGTCGCCAGCAGACTCAGATCGTCTGTTCCCGTATTCGCGCTTAATGAGCCGTTCTGATGGATTCCGGAAATCTGAGAAACAAAGATCACCTGCGGCGATACGGAGCGCGAGACTGACGGAGAAAGGCCGCCGCCAGTGCCCGGAGGAATGCGGAAAACCGTGCCGTCGTAACAGAGACGATAGGAACTGCCTGCTGTCATGAGCGCACCGACTGCGGTCGAGCCATCCGCTTGCGTGATGGTTTTCGCGCCGAGGCCGTCGATATTGAGAGTAGCCGTGGTTGTCGTCGATACATCGGGGACGAAATCGAAGCAATTGCCGGCAGCGTACGCGACCAACGCCTTGTTCGGCATCGAGGAGACATACGTCGTATTGCCCTGCGCTGAGGTGATGTACTGGTCGTTCGCGTGAATCTGATCGTGGCTGCCGGCGATAGCGAAGTTCGGGCTGACGGTTACGGTAGGACCGCTGCCGCTGATGACAGTCTCACCGATACCGGGCTGGATTAAGGAGATCGTGCCGCTGCCGCCCGCGCTGGACGTCTGCACGAAATTCGTCCCGTTATAGCTGAATGCGTAAGCCGTGCCGCCAACCAGCGCGCCCGATGCCACCGGAGTCGATCCATCTGATTGCATCAATATTTTGGCGCCGAGCCCGGCGACGTTGAGCGTCGAAGTCCCTGTATTCGTGGTCTGTGGAACGAACGTTACACTGAGACCCGATAACGTACTGACGGTCGGAACTGGGGTTGGACAGGTATAGGCCGTCGTGCTGCCGGTGGCATCCGCGCAATATCCGTTGTTACCTGATCCGGGAGGTCCGGTCATACCTGTTGCGCCTGTCGCACCTGTTGCTCCGGTGGCACCAGTTGCGCCCGTCGCCCCGGTAGCTCCAATCGACGGCCCTAGATTCCATGATGAAAACGTTCCAGTCCCCACGACGCTAGTCACGTTGATAACCATCGCTCCCGATGTCGAATTGTACGAAGTGACGTTACCGGACATGTAATGTGTGGCGTCGTTGAAGAAGGTGATCGCGTTCGACGGGAGCCACGCCAGGCCGGTTGTCACGGTGCAGCTTTTTGAGCCCGTACCGATAGTCAATGAGCTCGAGCATGTGCCGCCATAACTTAGGCCGTTCGTGCCAGCCGGGCCAGTAGGACCGGCATTCGTACAGACTGCAGGATTCCAGCGGTTCGTACTTGCCTGATAGCAAAGCGCCTGCCCATCTGCCGGTTTCGTTGTGCCGATTGGAACGCTTTGCAGACTCGATGCGTTGCCGAACTGCGCATAGATCGGGCAGGCAAACAGCAGGCCCGATAAAACGAGGAGGGGGAGTTTCATTGAGTCATCCTAAGTTCCGGCGCGCCTTTGGCATTAGCTATTAGCGCCTGCATAGCTGGATCTGCCGCTACTCTCTGCGGCAATAATTTTTCAAATGGTAGCGAAGTGTTCGATGCGATGGACTGCTGCTTCTCTTTGATGGCCGTCCAGATGGCTGCCTGCAGCTGCCGCGGCTCCATGCCGCTGCGCTTGGCGATCTGCGAAAGCGTATAGTCCATGAACTTATATTGCCCTGGATTGGGATTATCCGGCAGCCCAAAGGCGCGCGCTATCCATCGGTCAATCGTGACCGGCAACGGATTGCCGTGCAGGTTCTTGGCGAAACTGCTGACTTTCAGACCACCGAAATCTTCGCCATTCGCGGCTTTCTCCAGTAGGCCTTTGACTGCCGGTAGATAGCCTTCAAACGGCTGTCCGGTCTTCCATTGTTTGTAGGCTTTGAGAGCCAAAGAGACATTGCTGGCTACCGTGGCGTTCGGACTTGTGGCCGCCAGAAAATCAATGATTTTATCGGTATCCTGTCCGAAATGCTGCGAAAGTTCCTCTTTCGTTTTGGCGTACCAATCTGCGCCGCCCTCGCCCTCTTTGTAAAGCTTCAGGAGTTGTTTGGTATTCGGCAGACCGCCCTCTACCGAATCAACATGCTTACCGTAGATCTTCTGCGCCTTATCCCAGAGATCCTGCAAATGCGGACGGATCGCTTCGCCGGCATCGGCAATCATTTCCTTTGACCATTTTGCGAAGTCCACCGTCCCTTTGGCGATCTTCGCCGCTCCCCAGATCGCCATGTCTGCGAGGTCATCAACCGGAACGCCTGCGCTCAGTTTACTGCCGCTCAACGTGCCGCGGTCCCGTATACGCTGCATGGCTGCATCGGCGGTATCCTGCAGCCGTTCCGAGATGCCGTAATTCTTCATCGCACCCATGCTGAATCCTTCGGGTGGTCGAATTGTCCCTGTCTCGGCAGCAGGTTCTGCGGCCCCTGTCGCACCCGCTCCCTGAGACGCAACAGGGGCAATTTCAGGGGGTGCCGCACCGGACGCCTGCCTTTCGAGTTTGCGCAGGGTTTGGATAATCACCGGAACGGACTGCGCCGGCTCTGTTGCCTCACCGAGTGAGTCTGCAATGTTACCCCAGCCCGGTACGCCACCCTTGGCGATCTGGCTTATTGCAAGACGGCCTGCCGGAATTTGTGACGCTTCATCTGCGGTTACCCCTGCTTTATGCAATGCCTGAGCGAACCGCTGCGCCTTCGCAACGATATTCGCCGCAGTAATCTCCTGCGCGCGCGTAGCGGGGCTCTTGCGTTCTCCTGTTGCCGTATATGGCGATTGCGCCTCTTCCGCCATCTGCTGAATCGCAGGCTGCTTCTGCACCATGGCCGCTTCGACTTGCGGAAGTGTGCGCGCCAGTGGCGTTTCAACTTGGGTTGCAGGAGTTTCAACCGGAGTTGCGACACGCAGCGGAGGACGCAATGGGGTTCCTGCCGCTGTAGGCTCAATTGGCCCGTAATCCGGCAGGGCACGGGAATAAGCCTCTCGTCCCGCAACCGGGTTAGCAGGAGGAGGCGTACGCAAAGGAGGCCGCAAAGGTTGCGGAGCCGGCGCGGGTACGGATTCCGCTACCGGCTCTGCTGCGGGGGACGCGGAGGCGGGCGCTACAGGCGGTTGCGTTGCAGGGGGTTCGGCTGCGGTCTGCGGCGCCGCTTGGGCGGCTGCATTGGCCTGTGCTTTTGCCACCTGCTCCAACATTTGCTGATCGGTCTTGCCTAATTTGCTCCAATCCTGTCCGGTGGACCGAGCCAATGCCTGCCCAGGAGTTTCCGCCGCGGTTTCCGGTGCTTTAGTCGCATCAACCGCCGCTTGAACCTTTTCTGCCAATGATCCTTTCGCCGTCGCAAAACCTTTGGATATGCCCCGGCCAATTTGCCGCATTCCTGAATAGACAGGGGCTGCTCCCGCGATGTACTTCAAAGGATTATCACCCGGAAGCTTTTCCGCTATTGCCGCTCCTAACGCGGCCTTTCCAGCACCAATGGCTACATCTGGCGCGGCTGCCTTTGCGCCTGCTTTTACCGCCGTTCCAATCTTGGTCGTAGGAATCTCAACGCCCATTGCAACCGGGAGAGCACCTACTGCTAGCCGTCCCGCTTCTTCTGCGAATTGTCCCTGCCGCAGCGCGTTGATATCCGAGACTACCGGCAAATCTTTAGCCAGTGCTTTCAACCGATCCGAAAACGTCTTCGCTTCAGGATGCCATCCTGCCGGTAATTCACCTTCCTTGTAGGTTTCCGGGTTCAGTGCGGTGGCGAGACCAACGAGCGTATTCTTCGCAGACCCAATGAACTTCTGAAAGGGCGTAGGCTCCTGTACGACTTCCCAGTTATTCGGATCGCTGGCAGGACCACCGCCTTTGAACCGATAGCCCTGCTCAACTGTCCCCACTGCCGGATCGGCCATCAGTACTTATCCCATGGGCCTTTCGGCTTTGCTGGAGCTTCAGGTCCTATCAGAAGTTCTTCAGGTTTGAGCGTTCCGCCATATAGCCTGTTAGTCTGATTAATCTTGTTAGAGGCGGTAACATGCGCATTTTTGCCGAGTGTCGAATGCATCTCAGCCATCGCATCTACGATATCGGATGGGATGCTTTTGCCAGACAATTGTTTGCCTAGAAACCCTCTCACTTTATCCGCGGCGGAACCCGCGCCCGAGTACGCCATAATCTCATGCAGATTGATACGCCTGTTCCCCTTGCCTGCATTGATCGTCATTACACCAGCGACAGGCTCATAGGCGTATGCCGCCTTATTGCCTTTTCTAACGAGATCAATGAGATTCGCCATTTCATTATCAGAATCTACGGCATCCGCGTAACTATTCGCGATTTTTTCAATCTCTCCAGTGTATTTGGGTATCAATTCCGGCGGAACATTGGCCGTCGCCGCGCTGCCATATAGTGCCCGCCGCGTAGCTACCGCTTGCGCGGTTTTGGCCGGTATTAATGCATTTTCCTCCGCTACCTTTTGAGAGATCGCAGCTTGCCTGAGACGCGGGTCTGTGAGCTTCGCCAGTTCCGCATCCTGCTGCCGTGCCTGCGTCATGATAGCGGTATACGCCTGCGTTTTAGCCGTTGGCGTACCAGGCGCATTGGCGAGTCCTGCAACCGCGGCCTTTGTCCGTGCTCGTATGTTTGGATCATTGATGGTCTGGTCGATCTCGCCGCCTTGCCCGATCACTTTATTCGGATTGGCTGCAAAGTCATTCCACGCTTTAATACCAGCCTGCAATTCCTGCGTCTGTGCCTCTAAATGTCCAGCTTCCGCTTGCGCCTTCTTGACGTTGGCTGCACTCTCCGCTGTCTTTTGCTCCGCTTCTTTTGCTTCCAATGCTCGTTTAATTTGAGTGTCTGCCGATGCTAAATTAGCCACCGTAAAACGCATCTGATCATCACCGGGATACTGCTCCGGCGCCTGATCGGGTGTAATCAGTCCCTGCTGAATGTGTTTAGCCCGTTCTTCTGCATACCTCGCCGCATGCTGTTCCGGTGGCGCGCTGAGAATCGCCTGCGCGCTTCCGGCCAGCATTCCGTTTTGGGTCTGCATCAATGCCAATTGCTGCTGCTTATATGCGCCGAGCTTCGTTTGAATATCAATCTGATTCTGCTGAAGGCTATGTGTCGTTGCAGGGCTCACTCTCCCCGCCGTATCCTTGATAACCTTATCGAGATCGCCGCTATTCGTCAGATAAGACTGCCGTACCGTCTCCTGGTCTTGTAAAGCGTTTGCAGCCTCCCGGTTCTTGATCTGTTCAGCCTGAATCTTTAATTGATTCATCTGGCCTGTTTGTAACAGATCGCGCAGAGATAGAACCTTGCCATATGTCTCGACAGGACTCTCGATCTGCGGCGCATGAACCTGTAGCGCGATATTAGGATCGATAGGCAAGGATTAACTCTCCCCCGTCGCTGGGTTGCCGGCGAAGATCGTTCCGGGATTAACCGGGCTTCGCGATCCCGTTCCCGGATTGCCTAGAATCTTTCCCAGGATTAGCCCGGTAGTGATATTGTTCATTGCTCCGCCGATTCCCTGCTGCCAAGCATTCGCGCCACCAACAATGCCTGACGCACGCGCATTGGCACCTTGTGTCAGATAGTTCCCATATGCACCCGCAGCATTGATGGTGTTAGAAGCAGCCAAATCTGCTGCATTGATGGCTGCATTTGCGGCAAATTGCTGTCCGCCTACACGCAGATTGCCGGCCATGCTCTCGCCGGTAATAGCATTTTGCCCTGCCTGATTTGCCGCAGTGAAGCCTCGACCTGCAATCGTGTTCACGTTATTGAAGCGGTTCTGTACGCTTGTCCAGTAATTTTGAAACGCTTGCTGGTAAGCTTCGCTCGCAGTATTCTGCGAATAGTTCGTCAGATCTTTAAGCGCCGCTCCGCTGATTGCGCCGCCTCGAGCCGCGGCTGATGCCTGCAATGCTTTAGTTCCTTCCGCTAACCGGAACGCAAGGCTAGGGTCCATCTGCAAATCGGCCAATGTGGGAGTCTTGTTGAAATCGCCACCCGGCGCAATACCGGCCCCTAAGATGTTCGCGGCACTCGCTCCAGTGGTTGCATACGGATCAAGATAAGCGTTGGCCTTGCCTGCCGCAGCAGTGATTGCATCCGCCGCAGCGCCTGTCGCGCCCAGTACATTGTTGCCTTGATATTCCGCAGTGGTCAGAATCTGAGGATTGACTTGCGCCGCCGCGTCGACTACCTTCTGTCCTGCCTCTAACGCCGCTTGTTGCTGCGCACGCGCTGCACTACTCGCCGCGCTGCTCCCAATCAATGCACCGCCGATTGAGCCTGCCGCCCCAAGTGCTCCGATAATCGCCGGTACTACTGCTGCGGCTGGCATACTTCCTCCATCGGCTTACTCATTCCGAGCATGACTAAATCGTGCAATCTCCCGTTCTTGAGATAAGCGGCTTCGTTGACTCCCCACTCCTGCATTCCGGCGTCAACTGCCAGAGAATAAGCGGATCGGTTGTACCGCGGGATGCTCGTTATCAATCTTTGGCACGGCGTGTTCTGCCAGATCCAACGCGCCATCGCATGAGCCGCATAGCGCACCGTATCGAATCCATGTCCTGGAAGAATGCAGGTGTGTACTTCCCAACAGATTGCGTTCTGTGGAACAAACATCCACATGCCTAATAGCCGGTCCTGCGCATGGACGAGTATGTAATAGACTGCCTCACTCTCAATCGGGCGGAAATCCGCCGGCAAGGGTGTAGCATCGTCCGAGATCCACGGCCAGATGCGCGGATTGATCATGATCGACTTGATCAGATCGTAATCGCGTGTGCGTTCGAATTGGATCTCAGGAACCATGGCCGTCATGTGTGCGCCGTCTCGATTCCTGTGGTGAAACTTACCGTCTTGGTGCTCACCGTCTGCATCACGAAATCCACACCGCTTACGTAAGTAATGGTGGTGCTTTCGCCCGGTGTGCTGCCTACCCAATAAGCCGAACCACTGATATCGCCAACCACCTGTAGCTTGTAGGCCGGCGTGACCGTTCCGATGCCCACATCGCCACTGATATCCTGCAATGCCAACGCCTGCCCATTGTCGGAGCCAATTGCCATATAGGCATTTGCCGGCGTGGCATTACGATGCCATCGAACATGCGCAAAATCCGTGGTCGACTGCCCGAGCATCAATTGCGAATTCGTGCCAGAGCTAGAGATTACTGCCGACTTCGCAAAACTGAATGTTCCCAGCGCCGCATCGCCTACATCCAGCAGATTGTGCGGAGTCGAATTACCGATGCCTACGTGCTCAAGCGTCGATACTGTCGAGCCGTCATCTGTGATTGAACTCTCGCCAATCACACCGGGAGATTCTACTTTTAGAATACGGCCAGTATCTGCTAACGGATTGACCAGGTTCTGTATGAACTGCGTAATCTGATCTCCGATTGATTGAAAGAACAGATACCAGTTACGCCCGAAAATACCGGCTCGATCCAATGGTGCCACCCTTTGCTGCGGCAGAATGACCGGATTGCTCATACCGTTCCAGGCTCCTCTTCGCACTCCAGATCCGCGATGGCTACGCGGTATTGCCCTTTCCCGAACAGACGCCAGATGCGCCCAGGCCCATCGCAAGAGCCACCCTGCGGCCAGAACATACGCACGCCGGTCTGCCCATGTGTACCTGCGCCGGTCAGGCCTGCGTTCTGCGCATTGACGAACGACGCGCCGCGGTTATCTGAGTAGTCGCGCACCACATTCGGAGCCGAACCGCTGGGTACGGTCCCGGTATCCATTTCGAGATCCATACGCCCAAAATATAGGCGTTTGCCACCGTTGTAGCGATAGGGCAGCGCACGTCTCCAGGCCATATCCGATCCGGCCTGATCGTAAAACAGGATGGATTGTTCACTGAGGTTATTACTTAGCACCGAACCGGATACCATATGCCGCCCATTAGTGCCCCAAACCTCCATGAACGCATGCGTATCAATAGGATTTGGCACAAAAGCCGTACCGCTCCAATCCATACGTAGATGCCAATCCCCTCTGGTGTTATCCCAAACCCAAGTCTGCACATTTGTAAAACTGATAACCCAGAATAGATGGCCGTTCTCAAAATAGGCATAAGTGATTGGAATAATGCCCAATCCCAGTCCGAGATTGACCCAGTCCTGTTCAACTGCATGCGTACTGATGCGTGTACACGTTCCGCCATCTATGCGATAGGCCGAACCTTGCCCACCCGCCGGACCACCCACGAAGAACACATGCCCGCCCGCCGCCGCAGCGTACGGTGTGATCCAGCCAAATTTCGTCATGGCCCCTGGGATACGCGTAAAGATCGTATTACCGGACGGATTCAATTGCCATGCTTCTATCGTTTCCGTGCCGCCAAGATATAAGACTTCGCTGTCGGTAATGATCCCTTCGAGCTCGTCCGGCCATCCCTCTTTGGTGAAGAAATCCAACCCGCTCCAATTCGTGCCGTCCAGCAATGCAGAGAAGTTCACCTGTCGTCCGAGATCCGGCGTCCCTCCCTTTACCCGTTGCACCAGGAAGTAGCCGTCCAGATACGTTCCAGTTACGGCGTCCAGCAGGTCCCCGGCTGCTGCCGAATACGGCACGTTGGTCTGTGGCCCCGTGATCGCCGGAGCCACAACCAAAGCTGTGGCGCTGATATAAAACGCCGTAGTGAACTGTCCGTTTACATTGATCGTTACATTGTTGATTGCTGCCGGAAACTGGTCCCCTGATACCCAGGTCAAATCAACGCCCGTGCCATCCACATCTACAAAACCATTAATCTGAAAGCGAATCGCAATCGGCGCACCGCCGTTCGAGATATAAGCCTGATCTCCAGCGACAATCATCAATTGATTGCCGTTGCCGAACATCTGCGCCGGCAGCCCGTCATTCAACGTAAAGCAGTTAGTGAACCGGCTGGTTTCGCTAAAGCTCGAATCCCAAATCACCATATCAAGGCCTTGAACGCCGATTAGCTTATCGCCTGCCGCTAATAATCCCCTGATAGGCGTAGAATAGGCGTGCGCTGTATGCCGCCCCGGTACTCCAACGAGCACTGCATTATTCTTCTGTTGGTCCGCCCCGCTTTCGATGGTTTCGGTATAAAGATTCGTTAATTCAGCAGCAGATGCAGAGAATTCCGTGGTGGGATAGGGTGGACCAACGAGCGGATATCTCATGTCTCCTCAATCGGTTCAGGAACAAAGTTCAAGTAAGGCATGAGCTTAGCCAAAAGTACCGCACGGTGTTGGAGGTCGGACTTCTGAAGCAGCACATAATCGAGTCCCGCTTGATCCTGGCAATACTGGTCTGCGACGTTCTTCAACTTTTGCGCCTCAGTCATATAAGCCGGTTCTCCAGTTCACCCAAGTTCCCTGTCTGCCGGTCCATTCTGACGGTACGAGCCGCCTGCTCTGCGTATTCTGCACATTCAGCGCATACCGCGCCTTGCGCGCCTCGAGCCGCGATTCGGGCGCCATGTTCTGAATCGCCGGATTGCGCGCTGCGATCATTTCCGCAAGGGTAAACACCAAGGCCTGCTCGTAGCCATCCGGCAACACAATCAGATCGCCAAGGGTCTGCGCATAAGGCAATGCCTGCCATGTGTAAAACTCGAACTGATATCCGGCTGTAGGCTGCGGCGTGGTATAGACTCTAGTGATTGGAAAGCCCATATCAGGGTAAAGCGCCCATGGTGGCGCGCCCGGTATGTTCGTCAATTGAATGCTGCCCCACTGAATATCGTCCACAATCTGAATGTCGCGGCGTACGGGGGGATTAGTCGGAAAGATGATGTTGGCTTTGGCCCAGAACTGAGGCCGCGGTGCGTCCCAATCCGCCCCGAGCCCTGGCCCACCGATGGTATAAGGGTTCTCGCTCGTTCCTTTGCCGGCGATCTGCGGAAAAATCGAGATGTTGATGGTAAAGATTTTGAGGCCGCCGCCCGAATTCCAGGAACCTACCAGCCGGTTGAACATCGGCAGGGCTTCATTCATCTTTTCGATGTTCGGCGTGACCTGTGGCATGAGCGTGATACCGGCGATGCGATAGGCGTCAAGCACCATGTTCTGCAAAGGCACGCCCGGCGTTACGGTCCCACCGGGAGAACCGGCGCCCCATTGAAACGAACCCCAAACGGCGCCGCCCGTGGTGCTCACTGCACAGCCCTCCATTGCCACGTAGGTGCCGCGCCCGAATAGCCTAATTGGATGATCTCACCGGGATTCAGGTAGACTTGCGTACCTGCCGCCCATGCCGCGCCAGTGCCTGCATTGCCTTCAGCGTCCTCAACCAGATACGTGCCGCCACCGCCTGCGGTCAGAAACGTGACGATTACCGGCCAGACGTTGCCGTTCTTCACGTTCGTTGCAGTCAATGGAACGCTAGGCGTCGTAACGCAAAAGCCCAGCTTCAGATCGCAGAAACTACCGGCATCCATTCCGGCAATAAAGAACCGATTCGTGGTCGTCGTCGCGCTATTGGTGAGAGCTCCGCTCCAGAAGTTGATGCGGAATTCATTTGCCATCGCGGAAGCGCTCAGCGTGATGCCATTGCCGGTCGTCGGAAGATTGATAAGCGTCAAACCGTACCAGAAATCGTTAGACCCGGCTGTGATGATGCCTTTCGCGCTGGTATTGCTGGTTCCGTCGATCCCGATTCCCCACCATTTGTTGAGCGATGCGCTGGCCCCCACATTGATGCCCGTGGTTGTCCCGCTGACCGGCGTCTGAATGTGCTCTAGATAGATATTGTTGTAGTTCGTCGTATGCGCCGTGTTCGGAACTACTACATTGTTAGGAAAAGAGCCGATGGAGAGCACGCGGATCGTGTTCCAGGTAATCGTGCCGTTCGCACCGTCGATAGACAGGCCGGTCGTCCCTATCGTGCCATTGCTCGAGATCGCGTTGATGAAAATCTCCGTATCGCTAATGCTGATAACCGGATCACCCGGCATGTTCTGCGGCAACAGATGCACGCAGACGCCGGATGAGCCCGATACGACGGTCCCCAATGCGATCCGCGAGTTAATCTGCGAATCTACGACGATAAAATCACCCGTCGAGGATGTATAGTTGAGCGTCGGACCCTGGCAGTCGATCACCCAGTTCTGGTAAGCCGGGATGGTAATCGTGGTCGATACATTCCAGACCGATCCCCCGCCCGGTTGGCACATCACATTCGAGTGGTTCGTCTTAGCGTAGGTGAGGGTTTCCTGAAGGCAGTAGGTAGTCGAACCGGAGGACGGACTGCAAATCGTTGTTCCGTCCGGCGCAATGGCTGTCGGCCCGTCGTAAACCAAGATCTTGCCTGTCGCGGACTTCACTCCGGGCGGAAGATTCGACAGGTTCGTTCCTAACGCGGTTTCAATGGCTACCGTAGCGCTGGTCAGGCTGGTATGGCCGCTGTAAGCCGTCGCGTTATTGACAAATGCCGCGCCTGTTGCGTGCGATACGGGTGTCGTTCCCTCACAGCCGCGATTTACGGTAAGCGTTCCCGTTCCCGGTGGCGTGCCGCTAACCGCGGTCACCCACATCATTTCAACTGCGGCACCGGTATCCACGGTGGCCATCATGTTAGCGGACCAGTTGCTAATGCTCGAGACAACAGCGACGGTATCGGTATTCAGCATCGGCTGCGAAAGCCGGGTGACGACATTGTTGCGGGCAATCGTCAGGGTGGCGTCGGAATCGAGCGTGGCCGGATAGACGCTTCCGGTCGGACACGCGGCGCGCGCCGCACCCGCGGCAAGCAGAATCAGGACACACGGTTTCAACTGGTACCTCCCTGCGCCGTGGGCAATACCGCCTGATAGGACGGATTTTCCGCCGCAATGCGTTGCTTGGCTTTCTGCGATTCCGCCGCTACGATTTCCGCAGTTGTCTGCGCTACGCGTGCGTATGCCGGATAAAGCACTTCCGCCAGATTCCAATGCAGAAGCTCAAACCAGCCCGGTGGTAACGTAATCGTGTCGCTCGTCGCCGCGAATTGGGCGATAGCCTGCCAGAACAGCAGTTCCATCGAGCCCGGACCCGCTCCCGGCGTAGGGAAAACGTGGATGTTGATCAACGGAAACGCATTATCAGCCCCTAGAATCAACGGAATCGAGGCCGTGCTGCCTACCGGATCTTTAGCTTGGGTAGCAAATACCGGCAGCGGTAGCGGCAGACCGCCATTACGAAACGTACCGAATGTCGCCATCCAAGACCGCACCTTGACCGCTCGCGGATTGACATTCCAGATTCCGCCAACGCCTAACGTGTATTCCGGCTGGCCGGCAATCAGCGGGAAGGTCTGCCGCACCTCGTTCGGCACGGTCAATTCCTCCGAACTGAAAGCATCCATCAGAAAATTAAGCTGCTGAAATGCGCCCGTCTCCATCGATAGGCCCGTGATGGAATCGCCGGCCTGGATCACCTTCAGATCCTGGAATGCCTGATTGATGATCTGCGCTACCGTGGTGGGCATCAGGCACTCTCAGCGGTATGCTGTTTCGGAGGTCGCCCCGGCCCGCGCTTCACTGGAATATTGATCGCCGTATATGGGCGCGCTCCTTGCCTGCTTTCCGGCTCCTGCTCCGTCCAACCCGAATTCAGGAATTTGATGTGCTCCTCCGGGCTATGCACTACGCGCCAGATCGGCCCCGCACCGTCCTGATTCCACAGTTCCAAGGGATACCGGATGTATTCCGGTAAATCCCGAATCGTCATCAATGCCATGCATTTCTCCTTAAAAAGCCGGGGCAGTCCGTCTGGGGGAACTGCCCCGAATGAGCAGAGCTCAGTACGACGGGAAAAACGCAGAGGACGTCTTATCCCAGTACCAGCACTGCACCTGGTTGGCAACAGCCGTAGTGGCCTTGCCGATATTATTGGTTGCCGTGGTCGTATAGGCGCCGGTCGGAAAGATGCAGAAGTCCTCGCCATTCCAGCCCGGCCCCATCGTAAATGAAGTGATCGCATTGGTGCCGGAAACCTTCTGTTTCGGCCCATTGACTGCCGTCGCACCCGCTACCGAGGCTACCGTGCCGGTGGTCTGTGCATTGCCCGTAGGCGTGCCCCAACCCGGAACCCACGAGCCGGTCACGCTCGAGCACAGCCACTGTTTACCCGTTACCGTGTTCACCCACGGCGTAACGAACGTGCTGGCCGTCGTACAGCTTCCGGTCGGATCGTATTTTTGGAACCACTGCGGATTACCCACAAGCACCATAGCGCCCGAAATGTGCGGTTTGCGCTGATTGCCGGCGCGCGTCACCGTTACGCTGGTTCCGCTCAAGGCCGACACCTGCATCAGTTCCCCGATTTCATTGCCGGCGTCCTGCACAAATAGCTGAGAGCCTACTGCCGAGTTGCCGGTCGGAACCAGCACATTCGTCGCACTGGCAATCGTGAAGGTATTCTGCTGCGCCGTGATAGCGGCGGAAAGCGTAGTTGCCGTGAGCGTATTCTGCTGCGCGAACAGAGCCGCCGAGGCCAACATTCCAAGGAGTGTGATTTTGATGGTTTTCATGTCTTTGATCCTCCTTTAGCTCTGAATCACGCAGGCCATTTCGCCGTACATCCTCGCGAAATCGTACAAAACGTCGATGCGGTGGATATGCACACTGTGGAACGCATCGAATGCCTTGATCAACCTAAGGCTGATACCTGTCTCAGGATCGGTTTCAGTAGCCACTACCGCGCCCTCGCCCGGTCCCGGAGCCAGCATCGGGACAGATACGAATGCGTAGGCCGTCTTGTGCATCAGCAGGCCCTGCTGTGAAGTAGCGCCCGTTGCACCAACCACAGTAATAATCCCGTTATCTACCGGGAACGAATCGACATTAGCGTACTGGTCGCCGGTCAAATCGCCGGTCGCCGGAGTAATAGCCGGCGCAATCACCATATCGATCTCGCCACCCGTGTCCGTGATCTTCTGCAATACGGTGAATTGCTGTTGATAGCCTGTGCTGACCTTTGTTTGCGGATGCACAGCCTGAACGCCGCCAACCGTGGCAGAGGTTGCCGAACCGATGGTGAATTTGTCGCCTACATTGAGAGTGCTGGAAGTCCAGCCGTCGGTAATAAGCGTCATGGTGCCGTTGTTGCCACCGGCGGCAGATTGATTCCCGCCTTTAATTAGCGGAGAGCCGGCGTAGGTTCCAACCGTGTGCGTGTTGATGGTCTGATCGCGCTCCACTACATACCCGAGAGAATCAACCATCTGACCGCGGTCGTACTGCGCTGAGATCTTCCCGGTTGGATTGAATAGCGTATTGACCGCGTTAATGTACGTGCTCGAAATGCGGCGGTTGATAATCAGGCAGAGCTCTTCGCCTTCCGGCAAGCCCTGCGAAACGATCAAATCGCCCGCATTCAAGAACGTAAGCGCCGAGGTTGGCGCTGTTCCCGGCGTGCCCACAGACTGCCAGGTGTTATCCGCCACGAACGTCGCCGCTTCCGAGTTGATTTTCGAGGCAAGCGCTAAAGCGGCTGGCTTTGAGTAGAGCTCCTGCGCCTCGCGGATCGAGAGAGCGCCTTCTACTGAATCCCAGTCATACGCAACCTGCCCGATGCGCGATACGCTTACCGGCAGGCTGGTGTCGACTAACGGTTGCGGCGAATAATCCAGCTGGGATGATACGCTGAAACGATAAGGACGCCGTACCTGGACGGTCGCGCCGACCTTGTTGCCCTTCTTCGCGAATTCCTGTGTTACCTGATGCGACATGTTTTGACACACATGTAGTGCGTTTCCCAAGTCCATCAGAACAAGACGAGCGAAGATCTTAGGCGTTAAAATCGCATTGTTCATTGACGATTAGCCCTTTGTTATCTAGCCGCTCGTGACGGCCCTCGCCGCTTTTGGCGAGTCGGATTTAGGCCATTTTCCGAATTCGCGCCTTGAATTGAGTGAAGGACATCTTTTCAAGGTCCGGCTCGATTTCAGCCGTTGCCCCGCCGCCCACTGTCTCCAATGGTTCCGGCAAGGGTGGACGCTCTGCGGAAGATTTGGCACTCGTTTTAGGGCTAGAGAGAGAAGATTCGAGAATCGCCAGTTTGCCGATAGCCTGCACCGGGCTCGTTTTCCAGAGTTCGATGATATCCTCGAGCGCGCCCGGTTCTTTATCCAGCTTCACCACAAGGCCGTCCCAGTTTTTGAACTGCCCGATTACCTGGTCCATGCCTTCCGGTATCGCACCGGCTACCCGCTGCAAAGCATCAGGAAACTTCTCGCCATGCCGCTTCATCGCTTCCGTCTTGCGGTCTGCAATAAAACGTTCGGCTTCCCGTTTCTGATATTTTTGCTCTGAAGCCGCTTCAGCTTGACGAATCAGCCATTGATCGCGCGCGTCGTTGTACACCTGCACGCGCTCGCGATATTGAACCCAGTCTTCAGATTCATGGCCCTTTTCGCCAAATTCGGGCTCTTTCGGTTTGCCATCGGCAACAGGCGACGGTGTTTGTTTTACGGGTTCCGATCCCGATTGCCCCTGTACAGCCTTGGCTTTCGCCAAAAGATCTTCGGCTTCTTTGCGAATACGGTCGCTTTCTCTGCGATTTTCCGTAGCCTTCCATACTTCGCGCTCGATACGCTTTTGTACGGATTTGGGTAACGGCGGTTCCTCTTCCTCTGCTGGCTCCTGCTTCTTTTCGGGTGCCGGTTCCGATTGCGTGCTTCTTTCTGCCGGGTTAGCGGCAGGTGCGGCTGTTTCAGATTTCGGCTCCGTTGGCTCAGGCGCGGCCTTCGCTTCCGGTTCCGGTTTGGATTCTTTGGGGTAGAGCATCGCCCGTAATTCAGCGACGGAGGGATCTGGAGTTTCTGCGGTATTTGCGGTTTCTGCGGTTTCAGCCATTAGTCAAGAAATTTCCTGAATAGCACACTCAGCACGCGGTCCCCGCCTTGTGCTACGCCTGTTGTAGTAGATGCCGTGACGCTAGTTAGCTGCATGAACGGTACGAGCACCGAATTCGGCGTCGGAAAGGCAACAAATACCGAGGCTTGCACGTTAAACGTAACCGCACCGGCAGCCTGATAGAGCGGAATCAGTTCCCCGATGTTGCCGCTCCAACATACATTCATGCCGATATCCGCCGCGGTCCATGCAGATGGCATAAATATCCCGGCCAATACCTGCCCTTGCGTCGAAAAGATCTCAGATGCGGATGCGCCGCTGGGAATCGTCACCTGGTACAGCCGTAAATTGTAGGGCGAGCCGGGAATTACTATCTCTGTAGGCATTAACCCTTTGTCCTAGGCAAGATTGTAAGTCCCAGTACGACAAGTGTCAAATAATTATTGCCACAGTCCCATAGCAGTTAATGCAGCTTCCCAGCAGATCACACAATATATAGCGGCCTGCCCGCCGATCTCGAGAAACGGCACGTCCTGCTTCCCGCAGACCGAACATCTCAGCTTTCCGGTAGTTTTCCCGGTTTCTGCGGTTTCTGCGGTTTCTGCGGTTTCTGCGGTTTTTCCCATTCTGTCCCAATCTCTCCCATTGAAGCCTGGGCGGATTGATGCTAGAATTTCACGGGCCGGTCCATTCGGGAGTCATGACCCGAATGTAGGCAATCCCTGATGACCTTCAGACCGGCCTGCATTGCTGTTAAACTTGGCGGGGGATCGTCACGTCCGCGGAGTCGCGACCCGGACGAAGGTAAAACCTCACGCCTGCTGACGGTCCCTACTTTAATTGCGCGCCGTCCGATGCGTGCCGGGCACCCTTTTTGGAGTTGGTGAATCCGGCTTCATGCCGCAGTTCATCGATGGCATCGGCCTGGTAGTCCAGCATTTGGTCCTCAACGATCTGCTGTTCCCGCGTATGCTTCAGTTCCGCGGCGATCTCGCGAATCAATGCGCGCTGCTCATCCACTGCTCTGACATTGGCCTGAATGGCCGCTGTCATGTTCGACCAAGATAGTACAAGTGTAACAAACAAGGGTAGTACTGCTAGTCCGATGGTGATTGTGAACCGCGTACCGGAGATCGATGGACGGGGATGGGATTCAGCCAAAGCTGCGGCCAATTCGGCAATTAACCTTTCCCGTTCCGCCGGCCCCATGTCGGTCAGGTCAGAACCGTATAGGGAGTCAAGGATCTCTCCTATCCTAATCCTGTGACTTACTATACTATCGTTTGGCTGTTTTTGGGCATAATCTGGCGTGCTGGTAAGTGCACTTACCAGCCGCTCCGTTTCACCTTCATGTTTCGGCCTATCGCTATGACCGTACAAGGACGGAGTGGTAAAGATCCTTTCCACGCCTTAAGCCGTTTCGATTTTACCGCACTCCGTCCTATCATTAGCTTGATTTAACGTCAAACACTATAGCTCTCCAGACACATTCAACTGCCTGAAGATACTAGGCCTTAGCTTTAGCTGCGGACGGGGGAGTTGTGGGGGCGAGGACGACATCGATCTGAAATGATACTACCGTACCAGCCGTAACGGTAATCGCAACACTGGCCGATACGTTGTTGTCACCCGGACCGGCTGTCGCCGTAATGGTCACCGTGCCGCTCTTAAGGCACGTGCCGGTTGCACTGAGGCCGTCCGCCGCGGCGGTCGGTGCAAGGATTGTCGCATCCGAACTTGTCCAAACCGGCACTGTCGTAAGAGTGGTCGGCTGACCGTTGGAATCGAGAATGTTGGTAATCGTGAGAAGTAAATTGCTGCCGTCTGTAAAGGTCATGGTGGTTGCTGTTGCTCCTTCTGCTGTCACTTGGATTTGAAACGAGGCTGCGAGGCCGGTGTTGAGATCGCGCAGGATTTCATCAACGGTTGCCTGAATCTGAGCGAGTTGCTGCTGAATTGAGCTTTGCTGCGCCAGTCCCTGGTTCAGCAAAGTCAAAATCTCAAGTACGTTTACGCTTATAGGTGTCAAGCCTTTGGTGGTACTACTGTACCATCTGGAGGTGGTACTGGCGTAGGATTTTCGTTAGGATGGTCGGCTTTTGTGTCAGGCTTCATTCTGGCGAAGAATGCACCGGCAAACGCTGTAACAAGCCCGGACAGCACTTGAAAGATCTGGCCTTCCGACTTGAAGAGAATATCTACGCCGATCAAGGTAGCTGTTGCCAGCCACATACCGAGAAAGAGAAGGATCAGGACCGGATCGATTTTCGCCAGGGCCTGCTTCATGGCAGCGTATCCTCTTCGATCTCTTCGGGCGCGGATGCTTTCCTGGGATACCACCAATCCGGCACCATGCCTACGCCGAGACATCCTTCACAGGGAACCGGCTTACTGGACTTCCCTCCACAGACCGGGCAAACCATCAGATCCGCATTCTTCAATCCGCCAAGCATTCCTACTCCTTATCATACTTGTAATCAGAGGCCAGATATTGCGACAACATTTTAGGTTTCCCGCTCAATCGCAGTTGCCATTCTCGAATGACATAATCCGATACGCGCTGCCATCCCGTTTCCGGCAAATCGGGGCCTGAAGCTTGCCACAGATAGACCGGCTGCTTTGTATCGGGGTCCTGCTCTAACCGCACTTCGAAACTCACCCGCGTGTGTACGACAGTGCATCCCGAAAAGAATTCTCCCGGTTTCTCTTTCATTCCGTCGCTTCTCCATTCACCGGCTGCGGTTCCTGCGCCTGCATCTCCTGCGCATGCGCCTGTTCCGCCTGCTGCATGTCCGCCTCATGCTGCAAGCCGCGTTCATGCATCAATTGCCCGATCTGCTGCTGCAGTAGCGCGACATCTGCCTGAATGCCGGCCTTCAATCCGCCTAGCGAGGCTTCCACCTGTAACTTCTCCCTCTGAAAGTCCAGATTCGCCGCGGCTGTCCGCTCATCCGAGTCCAGCTGCATCTTCTTAATCAAAATGTCTTTATTGATTTCCGGCTGCTTGGTTTCCAATTGCTGATGCAGCGATTGTGCAAAGCCTTCCGTAGCTTCTAGCCGTTGCTGCAGAGCTAACATCGCCTGCTGCACCTGCGGATCGAGAAGCTGTTGCTGGCCGGCCTGCTGCTCTTGAATCAATCCCGGCGTCCGCATCTGAATCGCCCGTTTCATGCGATCCGCACGTTCCTGGCTACCCGGCGAATCGTCCGCGGCGAAGTACTCATCCCCGAATACCCACATCAGTTCCGGAACCGCGGTAATCAACTGCGCATCGCGCGCCGCCAGTTCCTGCCGCTGCGATGTGTAGGACGGGCCCGTCGAGATCGTCACGCCATAATCGCCATTCTCGAGATCATGTGTGACCGGCTTACCCGTCCGCTGGTCTGGATACGGCGTTCCAATCGGCACGGTACGCGTCTCGCCCTTCACGTTCCGCAGCGTGATGTTATCGCCTACGCCGTATAGCTTGGCTATGATCCTGACCAAGGCGCGGCCTAGCGATTTGCGCGTCCGGCTCTCATTATCCGGGAAGTGAAAGTTCGTTACATCTTGTTGCTTATCCCTGCGCTGAATGGCGATCCCGCTCGTTTCATTGCTGGCCGCGCCTATCGATGCATCAAAAATTCCCATCGCGGCTTTGATGCCGTCAATCGCCTCCCGCATCAGCAGAATCAATGCCTGAATCGGCGGTTCCGCCACGATGCGCTGCGGCGGCGGTAGCGGCGCCATGTTCTCATCGAATGCCGAATAGAACAGCGCCATGAAGCCTTCAATATGCGCTGTCGACCAGGTGCTTTCCTGGTTTGGCGGTAATGCTCCCATCGGTATCAACCATGGGCTCTTGGGAATCTGCGACACGAGCTCTGCGATGTTCGACACGCATAGATTGAGCGTCCGCTGCGGATCTTTGGCGTTCCTGATCAGCGAGAACGTGTAGCGCAGACCATCCACAATCTGCTCTCTGCCCCACAACGGAAAGATTCCAAACTCCTCATCAATCCATTTCGATTCGGCTAGGATCTCTACTCCGTTGATGATGTAGTGCCAGATGGTCGCGCACTGCTCCGTGCGCCGCTGCCTGATTTTCGGACGTTGGTCCGCACTAAGTTCGTCCTCGTAATGCTCAGTCCCATCAACCAGGCGGCAAACCGTGCGTCTTTCATACTCCTTTGCATAATAGTCCGCAATCTGAACCTGCTCCCGGAGAGGCCCCACCCCGATCCATTCAGGCGCCGGGTTATCAGAGGCAGTAGCAAAATCAGTCCGCGAGATAACAGAATCCTTACCGAATCGCCTCTCATGCTCATCCTTTGAGATGTACTGGATGACAAACCAGAAATCCCCGTCCGACTTGTCATACAGCTTCGCAGACGGGTCCCATACCACTGAAAACTGATTCTGAATCGGTTCGATCTTCAGCCGCTGTCGAAAGCTTCCGGGCTCGTATTCCGTCTTTAGCCAGATAAAGCCGCGACCGCACGTAATCTGCTGTTCCCGCGCCGTGTCGAATGCAATGTCCGAATCGCTCTCATATTCGATATGCCGGATATGATCCTGATACATATCGGCAGTTTCATCTGTGCCGCCGTCTGCTGGCGTTACCTTGATTTCCGGCTTGTTTTCCCGTCCCTCATTCACTACCTGCTGGATAAAGGTCGGTAGCCGGTTCCAAGTGAGCACTGGGCGTCCACCGCCGATCCCGTTTACACCGCGAATCCGTCCATTAGCGATCCTTGAGTCCCACTGCGATGTGCCGCAATCCGCTATCGGCACAGCTGCAGCGAACAATACGTCATCCATCGCTAGCGTACGGTCAACCTGATCGGAGGACATCCCGCGTTTGTAGCGCTTGCGGGCCGTATCGAGGAACTCTTCAAGGTCCCGTATGTGCGACTTGCGCGTCTCGTCGACTACACGGGAATTCGCAGAAAGCAGAGGCACTTAGCGCCCCTCACATATTATCGTTATCTAAATCCACCACTTTCCGGCCAGTCTGCCGGGTTGGATTGCTGGTGTTCTGAATCTGTGAAGCCAGCGTCGATCCGCGGGGATGCGGCGCTACGGCGCCTTCGTGGTTCGGAATGTGGCTCTCGTGGTTTGCCGAATAGCCGGCGTGCTCGATGCGCATGGCTTTATGCACTTTCGCCATGTGCCCCATCTTGTGCTCTGGTTTCGGGCTGTGAAGAGCCCCTTTCTTTCCGTGTGCCATAGCTGGATTGTCCTGTAGCTCCTGTTTCATTTTCTGTTGCTGATCCGCGGTTAGCGGCGAGCCCTTTGATAGCAAGAACCGCGTCTGTTTCGGCGTCCAAGGCATCTTAGCGCCCCTTCAGAATGCGATTCGCCTTGGCATTAATCTTGGCTTTCTCTGCCGGCGAGAGATTGCCTTTGCGCTCCTGCTGGCTGGCTCGAGCTTTGGCATTCGCCGCATGGCTCCTGTCCGGCATCGGGTATTTGCGCTCACCCGGCATGCCGAATGTGCTCTTGGGAAGAGATTTACGGCGCTTAGTCGTCAGTTTTGCCATCGGTAAACCTCGCAGGCTTGCGGACGTGGATAGTCTGCCCGACCTTATGCATCTTGCTCCAAATCGGCCTGCCAAATTGGTCTACTAGAGGAGACTCCCAAATGAACCGCAACTCGTTAGCACGGGTCACTGTATCCGTCATTTGATCCTTTAGGTATGTGAGCAGTTCCCTACCGAGCAGTTTGCTAGGAATGAACATATTTGTTCAAAAGGCAGAGCGCCCAGCCCCGGAGTTGGAGGACCGAAAAAGCGTAGCGCTCTGCTCAACCAGTGTCTACTTCTGGCGGGATTGTAGCACTATTACGGTTGTAGTGGAAGCTTTTTTACAGAAGTAAGACTTAAGCGGGTGATTTCGATGCGCTCCGGATCTACATTCTCCGCATCCATCCGCTCATTGATACTGTTCGCTACCTTCAATGCCTGCTCGAATCCTAGATCCGCCGATCTCTTCCGTGCCGCAGCTTTCGCCCGTTACAAGATCCCCATTGGCAGATGCATGCTGTTGAACCGGGTTTGATGCTTAGAGCGCCAACCATAGCGCCTCCTGGGTATGGTTGGTGTGGTGGCGGGGTCGGCGCAGCCGGATATCCTCGATGCCACCCAGTTCGCTGCGGTACCCGGATACGCGGGGCTTGTTCTCAGGCATCTACGTTGGTATCCTTCTGTGCCTCGCCTTCTTCGCCGCGCTTCCTGCGCCGGGAGACGGCACTCTGAGAGAGGCCGAG